ATAATCAAGCAGCAGCGGTAGCAACTCTTGATGAAGTGCAAACAATGATGGATAAAGGCATGAGCACAGATGAGATAATGAACGTATTACAAGCCACACCAAGAAGAAAACAAGCTGAAGGCGGACTAAGCTATTTAATGGGGATGTAATGGAGATAGCCAAATATAATGATATGATGGCTCATCTCACTCGTAAGAGATTAGCAGAGGGAAATGATAAACCACAAGTAATTCCTCTAAAAAAACCAGCAGAAGATCCATTAGAACTATTTAAAAAAAAATCAGATACTTTGTTACAAGCATCTTTTGCTTCAACTAACAAAGATTATTTTAATAGTCTTATACAAGCAGAATATGAGAAAGCCCGTGAGGCAGGAGTCTCGGCTGAGGATGCATTAGGTTTTTTAAAAGAGAGAAGTCAGATGTATCGAACACTTATTGATGAGGGAAGACGTCAGGGAGAACCTGCTAGACTTGGACCAAGTTATGGGAATGTTGAGCGTGAAGAACGTGCTATAGGTGGAGGAGTTATTGAAGGTGAAGATCTTGAAACACGTGAAGGATTTGCAAACCCTGTTTCACCCTTATCTAAACCAGAGGTATTAAAAAGAATTATAGAACTTCATCAAAAAAATAAATTAGGCGCAGAGGCAATCGCTAAAGTATTAACAGAAGAATTAGGTTTTCAAGTTAGTAGAGCTCCTGTGGGAAAACAATTAACTAAATTAAAAGCACAAGGACTTATAAAAGAAATACCCTATGCAGAAAGAGCAGCAGCTATAAATCAAAGAGGTGAATTTTTTGGTTTACCCGCAGGGGAAAAATTTATGAAAATAAGAGAGGTAAGGGATATAGACAGAACAACAAGATTTAAAGATACAGGTAAATTAAAATATAATATCCCTGCAGATGCAAAATTTAAAATTGATTTTAAAAACCCTAACGCTGCTCTTATTTCAGAAATACCTGAAGAACTTACTGGAATACAATATTATAAAACTAAAAAAGATGCACAAAAAGCTTTGGATAAAAGAAAAGCTTTAGTGTTAACACAACCTGCAGATCCAGATGCACCACAGACCAAAGCATATTTAAAAAGACAAAAATTATTAAAAAGAAATGCTCCATTTAATTTTTCAGCGTTTGGTGATTTTGAATTTCATCACGTTATGAATATTGGTGGACCCATAGCTTTAGATACAAGTGATGTTGCAATTGTTTCAAGAGCTATGAATAGAAGACTAGCTCCTTATAACAGAAGATTAAATAACATAGGTGAAGAAATTCTTAATTTAATTGAGACAAAACCCGAAGGTTATTTAGAAAAAATTAAGGAACAAAATAAAAAAGGTAAAGCTATTATTACAGAGGTTAAACAAAAATTACCAAAAGAATATAGAAAATTAATTGGTTTTAATGAAGTGGTCCCAGATGGACAAGGGGGCTTTATAGGTAAAAAATTTGGAGGAACTGGAATTAAAGGTGGCACAGTTCTTGCAGATTTATCCAAAAATGAAATCAAAGGATTAAAAAAACAAATGGTCTCAGATCTAAATAAATTTCAATCAGCTGGATTGAAAGATAAAATATTGTCTACGACAGGTAAAGTTTTAAAAGGTGTTGGTAAAGTTATTAAACCCATAGGGTATGCATATGGTACTAAAGCTTTGTTTGATGCTCAAGCTTTAGCAAAACAACAAGGTATTGAGTTATCTAATATAGATAAAGCTATGGCTTTTGATTCTGGAGATCCAAACGTAGCAATTAACAACTATATGAGAAGAAATGATCCAGAGTTTGCTGCAGCGGAGAGAGCAAAAGATTTAGCAAAAATGACAGATGATTTTGAAGAAGTAGGACAAACAACATTCGGGAAATACAATGACCAAATCAAAAACATCAAGCTACCCTAAGAAATGGCTCCTGCCGCCTGAATCAGGACCCACGCCTCAGGGGTTGAATATTGAGTACAATACTGTTAAAGATGTTAAACTTACGGAGAAAATAAATGGCAGACATAGACAAAGCACTTCCAAACACAAGAAAAGAATTTGAAGTACCAGGTGAAGAAGAGATTAGAGAAGAGGTTGTAGAAACAATCGAAGAAGAACAAGCATCACCCGATGCTGTAGAGATTACAGAAAATGAAGATGGATCAGCAACAATTGATTTAGAACCATCTGCAGCATCACCAGAAGGTGGTGACGAGCACTACGCAAACCTAGCAGAATTTTTACCTGATGATGCATTAGGAAGATTAGCTTCTGACCTTAATTCAAAATACATGGACTACATGTCTTCAAGAAAAGACTGGGAACAAAGTTATACAAAGGGTCTAGATCTTTTAGGATTTAAATACGATAATAGAACAGAACCTTTTCAAGGGGCGTCTGGTGCAACACACCCAGTGTTAGCAGAAGCAGTCACACAGTTTCAAGCGTTAGCTTACAAAGAATTATTACCGGCAGACGGACCTGTAAGAACACAGATTCTAGGAGCACCCAATGAAGAAAAAACACGTCAAGCAGAACGTGTAAAAGATTTTATGAATTATGAAATAATGGAAAAGATGAAAGAGTATGAACCAGAGTTTGATTCTATGTTATTTCATTTACCACTTTCAGGTAGTACATTTAAAAAAGTTTACTACGATGAAATGGAACAGAGAGCCGTAAGTAAATTTGTTCCAGCAGATGATTTAATCGTTCCGTACACAGCTACCTCATTAGATGATGCGGAAGCGATTATTCATCGTGTAAAAATTTCTGCAAACGAATTAAGAAAACAACAAGTTGCAGGTTTTTATAGAGATATTGAAATTGGAAAAGCACAAGACAAAGAAACAGATGTTGAGAAAAAAGAAGCCGAACTAGAAGGTACATCTAAAACTACAAACGAAGATGTTTATACTTTATTAGAATGTCATATTAATTTAGATCTTGAGGGATTTGAAGATATGAATCAAGAAACTGGTGAACCATCAGGAATTAAAATTCCATACATTGTAACTCTAGAAGAGGGATCAAGAGAGATATTATCTATTAAAAGAAACTATGAGATAGGTGATCAAACTAAAAAGAAGATACAATATTTTGTACATTTTAAATTTTTACCTGGTTTAGGATTCTATGGTTTTGGTTTGATACATATGATTGGTGGATTATCTAGAACAGCAACAGCAGCATTAAGACAATTACTAGATGCAGGAACATTATCTAATCTACCGGCAGGATTTAAGATGCGTGGTATCAGAATCAGAGATGATGCACAATCAATACAACCAGGTGAGTTTAGAGATGTAGATGCACCAGGTGGTAATCTAAGAGATTCATTTATGATGCTTCCTTTCAAAGAACCGTCTGCAACATTATTAAATCTAATGGGTATCGTGGTACAAGCAGGACAGAGATTTGCATCTATTGCTGACTTACAAGTTGGTGATGGCAATCAACAAGCTGCAGTTGGAACCACAGTTGCTCTTCTTGAGAGAGGATCAAGAACAATGTCTGCAATCCACAAAAGAATTTACTCTGCTTTAAAAAATGAATTTAGAATTTTAGCAAGAGTATTCAAATTATATCTACCTCAAGAATATCCGTATGACGTAGTTGGGGCACAAAGAATGATTAAACAATCTGACTTTGATGATAGAGTAGATATATTGCCAGTTGCAGACCCCAACATTTTTTCACAAACTCAGCGTATTTCCCTCGCTCAAACTGAGTTGCAGCTGGCAACCTCAAATCCACAGATGCACAATCTTTATGCTGCGTACAGAAATATGTACGAAGCTTTAGGTGTAAAAAATATTGATCAAATATTAATGAGACCACAACCACCACAACCAATGGACCCTGCATTAGAACACATACAGGCTTTGAGTGGAGGACAGTTTCAAGCCTTTCCAGGTCAAGATCATAGAGCACACATAACTGCTCACTTAAATTTTATGGCAACCAACATGGCTAGAAATAATCCGATGGTCATAGCATCTTTAGAAAAAAATATTTTCGAACATATCAGTTTGATGTCACAGGAACAGGTAGAATTAGAATTTAGAGA